TCAAGATCAACCAGATCGTGGCAGCCAACGTCACGGGAACCGCTTGCAACGCAACAGTTGCCATCTATACCAACGGCGCGGTAGCTCAAGGATCAGCCCCGGCAGGCGGGACGTCGTACCCAGTCCTGTACCAAGTTTCCGTTCCTGGCAATGCGTCGATGGTTTGCGTGGACAAGTCGACGGCCATCTATCTGATGGAGGGGACTTCCATAACCGTTACGTCGGCAGTGGGTTCGTCGTTGACGTTTAGCATCTCCTACGAGGACATTTCCTAATGACGGCATATCTTGGTCGAGTGGTGCGCGCCGTTCTTCCAACGGTGTCCGCTTCAAGTGCTGGCGGGTTCTGGAACCCCGTCATGGCGCAGTATTACCAGCAGGCGGGAACTTGGCCATCTGGATCTGGCGCGGACCCGTATTTTCAAAATAACACGTTGCTGCTAAGTGGCGACGGAACCAACGGCGCCCAGAACAACACATTCCTGGACAGCAGCACCAACAACTTTACGGTTACCCGTAACGGCAACACGACGCAGGGATCGTTCAGCCCATACGTTGGCCCGGGTAACTGGAGCAATTATTTTGATGGTTCTGGTGATTATCTGACTGTTGCATCTATTGGAACAATTACAGGCGATTTTACGTATGAGTGCTGGATATACCCAACAAGCACCGCAGCATTGTTTCTTCCAGCTCAATTTGGAAGTGAAACAACAGGACGTTTTTATGCGGCAATAAACACGTCTCGTACAATTAACCTTGAATATTTTGGCGTTGGTACTATTACGTTGTCCAACGCCACAGTAACAGCCAATACATGGAACCATTTCGCCATAACGCGATCTGGATCAACCATGTACGGCTTTATTAACGGTGCGTTGGCCGGAAGTACAACTTCTATCACCGGCACGATAGGCAATGCCGGATCAACATTTATAGGGGCATCTAGTGCCGGAACTGCACCAATTACTGGTTTTATTTCAAACTTCCGTGTAATTGCAGGAACCGCACTTTACACAGCTGCATTTACGCCGCCAACAACCCCGCTTCTCGCGACAACACAAACAAGGCTGCTGACCTGCAACAACAACGGCTTTATTGATCAAGGCGCCGGAAACTATACTATCACCCGCAACGGTGATACATCGGTCTCCAAGTTCTCCCCGTTCACGTTGTACCAAATCACACCGGCAAGCTATTCCGGGTATTTTGATGGCACGGGGGATTACCTATCCGCGCCGTCCAATACGGCGTTTGCTTTTGGCACTGGCGACTTCACAATAGAGTGCTGGTTTAATTTGTCATCGCTTGGTGTTTATCGTCGGATATGGTGGTTCGGAGATGACAATGACAACACCAATATCAATGCTTCAAACCAGATTCAATTTGGCGGCGCAAGTCAAACTGCAATTACTGGCAGCACAATCAGTGCTAATACTTGGTATCACCTTGCTTATGTTCGTTCGTCTGGAAGCGGAAAGCTATATTTGAATGGCGCTCAAGTTGGCTCCACCACGGCCAACGCCTACAACTCAGCGGCGCGTGCGTTTTACATTGGCGCAACCAATACCGGGGCAAACGCTTTTGTTGGATGTATATCGAACTTACGCATCACTAAAGGGCAAGCCCTTTATTCCGCCGATTTCACGCCATCGACATCGCCTTTGACTACAACCAGTCAAGGGGCGACGGCGGCAAACGTCTCCCTGCTCACCTGCCAGTCGACCACGTTCATTGACAACAGCACCAACGCGTTCACCATCACGGCGAACGGCAACGCAACGCCCAAGCGAGCAAACCCATTCACCGACACGGTGACTGGCCCCACGCCATACTCAACGACCACATACGGCGGGTCTGCGTACTTTGATGGTACGGGGGATTATCTAGTAGGCCCTGCTTCAAATACCAATCTATACCCAGGCGCAGGTGATTTTACAATTGAATTTTGGAACTATCTGCCGGCAAACCCAACGACAGGATATTACACGGTGTTTGGCTATGGTTCTGCCACGCCAAATTTGTTGTTTTTTTATACAGCAGCAACATCGAAGATAGAAATTTTTAATAACGCAACTGTAAAATTAAATCCATCTTGGCCTGCCGCCGGGCAATGGAATCATTTTGCATTGGTTCGTAGTGGCACAACATTGTCTCTTTATATCAATGGGGCTTTTTCTCAATCAACAACAGAGTCATCTAACTTTGTGGGAACTTTATACATTGGCGCTGACTTCAATGCCACAAGAAATTTGGTTGGGTATATTGCCAATTTCCGTCTAGTCAAGGGCACGGCAGTCTACACCGGCCCCTTCGTGCCACCCGCCGCCCCTGTAACCGCAATTACCAATACTCAGTTGTTGGTCAACGGAACCAACGCGGGCATCTTTGACAGCACGACAACCAACGACATGGAGACTGTGGGCAATGCCCAGCTCAGCACAAGCGTTGTCAAATACGGAACCGGGTCTGTCTATTTGGACGGCACGGGTGACTGGCTTGTTTTGCCAAAGACCAGCACGTTCTCGATTCCGGCAGCCAGCAACTTCACGGTTGAGACTTGGCTGTATCTGGCTGTCGCGCAGAACAGTTCTGTTTACAAAATGATTGTCAGCGATGATGCGTCAACATCGTCAAAGTACGTGTCGCTAACCTCTTCAGGCCTTGAGGTTCAGTTGGGTGGATCGGCTTCAACGGCGGCACTGGCAACGTATGCGTTCAGCATCAACACTTGGTACCACCTGGCGGTTGTGCGTAACAGCAACACAATTGCAATCTATGTAAACGGTACCGCACTGACTGTCACGCAAAGCAGCCAGGCCAACTCGTTTCTTGACCAAGGCTCGTTTATATACGTTGGTCGGTACGGCGGCACAAACACGTACGCGTGGAACGGTTACCTTGATGACCTGCGCATCACTAAAGGCGTGGCCCGATATACCGCCAACTTCACGCCGCCGGGCGGCGCTTTCCCGACTTTCTGAGGTAGACCATGCTAGTAGCTGAAGTAATTGACGGAGTTGTGACCAAGGTGGCCGATTGCCGGGAGCTGTGCGAGTGGTATCCCCCAACGGACGAGCAGCTGCGTGACCGCAATTTGGTTCGCGTAAACCTGTTCCGAGAGTATGATAGCGAGACGCAGCGCCTTGTGCCCTGCGATCCCGTGCTGGAGGGTGACTGGGTGTACATGGTTGCTGTGGAAAACACTGAGTCACCGCCGTCGTAGAACCAGCAGTTATTTGGATTTTTGGCCTTTTTTTCGGTAAGGACACAATATGTCTACATACTCTCCTGATCTACGGATCGAGCTGATCGCCAACGGCGCCCAACCGGGAACCTGGGGCACAACGACCAACAACACGTTGTCGTATGTTATTGATCCCGCCATTACGGGTTTCCAGACTGTGTCCGTTACTAGCGCCAATCAGGCGCTTACTTATGTCAGCGGGTCTACGGCAACGGCGTCAGCCAACCAGGCTGTCTACGCTTCGCTGGCATTCACGACTACAACGGCAGCCAGCTTTGCCGTGTACGCACCGCCCAACCCCAAGCAGTACATAATTTGGAACAACAGTTCTTACACGCTGACCATCTACAACAGCTCGGTCATCGGCAACACGACTGCTGCTGGAACCGGGGTGGCTATCCCTGCTAGTAAAAAAGTTCAAGTGTTCAGCGACGGCACTAACTTCTACTCGGTTGACGCCGCAAACCTGACTGGAACCCTGGCTATTGCCAACGGCGGTACGGGTCAAACAACGCAGCAAACAGCAATCAACGCCTTGGCCGGAGCCACAACCTCCGCTCAGTTCCTGCGCGGTAACGGTACAAACGTTGTAATGTCGGCAATTCAAGTTGCGGATGTGCCCACACTAAACCAAAACACCACAGGGTCTGCCGGGTCTGTAGCAAACTCGGTTACGTTCAATTCTTCTGGTGGAGCATCTGCTGGTTCTTCGTTCAACGGATCGGCGGCTCGTACGGTGGACTACGCTACTGTTGGCGCCCCCTCTGCCACAGGTACTGGGGCTTCTGGTACGTGGTCAATCAGCATCAACGGCAACGCAGCAACGGCAACAAGCGCCACATCCGCGACTAACGCGACTAACGCGACTAACGCGACCAACGCCACAAATGCAACCAACGCCACTAAACTAGCCACGACCAACTTTACCGTTGAGGAGTCCGGTGGTAATTTGATTTTTAAGTACGGGGCGACAACCATTGCCTCAATGACTTCCGCTGGCGTATTCACCACGTTGAGCAACGTGATCGCTGGCGGCACACCGTAATCAAGGAGAGAAATCATGCCTATCACAGTAGCTGGAACGCAGATTACGTTCAACGATTTGACTGTACAGACCACGGCGTTCACCGGCGGAAGTTACGCAGGTCCTAATTTTCAAGCATTTACATCAGGCGGTACGTTTACGGTTCCATCCGGCGTTACCCGCTTAGAGGTGTATGTTTGGGCGGGTGGCGGTGGTGGCGGTGCCGGTACAAGCAATTGTAGTACCGGGGGTAGTGGCGGTATGTGCGGTTTTGGTGGTGCTTTTATAACAGGTCTTACTCCTGGGGCAACTATTTCAGTTACTGTTGGCGGTGGTGGTAATGGTGGCGGCGGCACTAATGTCGGAGCAGCAGGCGGGACATCCTCCTTTGGTTCTTACATTACTTGTACTGGTGGTGGTGGCGGTCCTAGTTATACAACCGGTAGCGCTGCCGTAACCGGCTCTACCACGGTATCCGGCGCCACATTGCGCGTAAAAAATGGCCCAGACAGTGTTGTTTCTGCGTATTGGGGGGGTGCCTTTGCTGGTACCACAGCTGTTGGTGGTGGCGGTGGTGCCGGTTTTGGTGGCGGTGGCGGTGGTGCTGGTGGATTTAAAACAGTAGCACTTGGAACATATCCAATTAATGCAAATTCGGAATATACAATTGTTGTTGGAGCTGGTGGATCAGGAGGAACAGGAGGTGCGCCTGGAGTTGGAGCAGCGTATTCTGGAACAAATGGATCAAATTCTTCTCTGAATATTAGTGCAAATCTTCCATCATATTTTACTGTAACTGGTGGTGTAATTGCAAATGCAAATGGATACACTTATCACGTATTCTCTTCAAGTGGAACTCTAAATGTAACAAATTCAACAGCCAACACAATTGAATATATTGTCGTTGGTGGTGGTGGTGCTGCTGCT